ATGAATTATGGAAATGAAACAGGAAACACAAAAGATGAAGTCCGCTCACCCAGCTGCTGCTCGGTTCCCAATCATGTTTTCTATCGTGTCTTTGGTCTCTATGGAACGCAAAGAGAAGTTTGATTCTTACATGTTTGCTAAGTATCTATCGAAGCATCGTTCTTCAGACGTCAAGATCGCAGAATCTATGCTGGCAGAAATGACACGAGACCAGCGTATCTCTCTTGTTCGTAAGATGGGGTTTTGATCATGGATAGAATCGCTCACGCTGCTATGAGTGCTGCTGCACTTCTCGCGTTCTTCGGTATGGTTCTTGTAGCTATCGCTTTGAGTATGTAATTAATGGGTGAAACACGGCAGTCCCGAGTAGTCCGAGCTTTGAACTCGTGAGTACCTATGCGACAGTGGTTTAAATGGTGTGATGATGACCATAAGCGCACCAGCCAAAGAATTATTATGAGGACAAAATGAGTCGCAAGTTTAATCGTAAACCTCTTAAACTACCTGGTCTTGACTATAAGAAGTCATTTTATATTGGCATGGCATGGCCAATGACCAGTCAAGAGTATCTGGTATCTTTGACACCCAAGGGTTGGACCTGTGAATGCTCAGGTTTTGTCTATCATGGTAAGTGTAAACATATAACACAGTGCCACACTAAAATGTGCGCATAAATATTCATGCTGGGTCCGAGGCGAAGACCGCAAGACCCTAACTACCGAGGGATATCAGCACCCTAGCAATAGTGCACCGCACTGATAAGGCGGGAGTGGCGCAACCACGAAGGCACAGTCTAGGGGGACAGGTTTCGACTAGTCCTTAAACGCGATGGTAGTACCCAGCAACATAGCGAGATGGCAGAGTGGCTGAATGCGGCGGTCTTGAAAACCGTTCTGGGTGATGAGCCCAGCGGGGGTTCAAATCCCTCTCTCGCTGCCAATTATCGGAGGCAGGCTGCGTGGAGCAGGAGGTAGGAGTCCATACCTACACATCTCAAGTCTGGTTCAAATCCAGGACCTCCGCCAATTTATGTCAGTGGAGCCCATGTAGTCATGGGATTGGATTTAAGGCTGCGTCAAAGTGTGTGAGTCGGGAGCCCTAGCATGTCACACCCCAAACTATCCGGGTCTACGTCCGGACCACTGGCGCCATATAATAATCACCCATACATCTTTTATTACAAAAATGCATTTTATACTTTTTTAATACATTAGGTTCTTTTTTGATAAGATTCTTACACCATGCACAAGAAGCATTTGCTTCTTTTTTTCTTTTAGAATTGTGAAATTTAGCAGAACAAGACCTAGAACAAAATCTTCTATTTTCACTAGGTGTACATTTTATATTTGATTTACAAAACAAACAGTTTAATATAATTTCTTTACACACTTTTGTTCTTAGTGAGTTTAATCTGTGTTTAGTTGCTTTTTCATTTTTGTTTATATGATCAAAGCCACCTTCTAGTGCATCTTCAAATTTTAGATTTGCGTATTCATTAGATTCAACTATATTGTGTTCTTCACTATATTTTAAGGCAAATATATTGGCATCTATTGTGTTCTCAAATGAATATAGTTCTAAATTTATAGGTGTTGCTTTGTGCTTTTTAATATGATTAAGCCAACGAATACCAGAACCTTTATACGTTTCAGGATTTTTTTGAATAGTTTTACCGAAATACTTTAGATTGCAATGGGAACATTGCTTTACATACAAATAAATAAACATGCTGGGCTCCTTGTATGAGGACTAGAGTGGTTGGATGTTGATGCATCGTGAACCACATTCTATTTATATAAATAAGTTTAATGGTCGTAAATTCGACTGTGAACCTGTCTGACACCCGGGAGGCATACCCGGCAGGTCCACCAGAAGATGCATAGAGATTTAGGTCTCTATGCATCTTCTTATGGGCCTGAATGCATTCGACCAGCAGACTAGCAGAAAGATCGACTCGGTAAGACACGACCGCAAATCAGTCCAAAAATGTAAATGTCAACGACAATTACCCAATGGCAATGGCTGCGTAAGCAACCCTAGTCGGAGTTTTCGTCAGGTTTTCTTGGCAACAGAATAAACCTGACACCTAAATACATCGTTCAGATATCTGAACATTCACACACATCACACACAGAGAAACCTATGTCATTATCTCCATTTGAAATTCGTCTTGAACTGCTTAAGATTGCGAAAGAACTAGTTGTTGATGAGTATAACATTAAGAGAACTGCTCTAGAGCAGGAATGGTATGCTGCTATGGAAGTTGAAAAGAAACATTTCAATTCTTCAGATTCACTTACTAAATATCCTACTCTACCAAAGTATCCTAGTGAGAAAGATATTATTAAAACAGCAAAACAACTTAATGATTTTATTTCTAAAGGAGATAAAAACTAGGTAGGCACTGTGTTTATCTTACAGGAGATAAACATGTCACAACCTACATCTTTTCTACTCTTTGCGTTTACAGGTATCTTCACAAGACCTAAGAAGTAAAATGTAGGTGGGCAACCAGCCTTAAATGGTTGCAATTAATTCTCCTTATGTTATAATGAAATATGTTTGAAACGGAGAACAACATGCAATCAATCCCAAAGAATCTTATTGAGACCCTCTATGAAGAGGCTCGTGTCAATGGCATTGCAGAAGAAAACTGTAATAGGTTTGTTCTAGGGTACCTCAAAGGTTACCTTGAGACTCTTGCCATAGTATGTCCAGAAACTCAAGATTATATGAAAAGAACAACAGAGTTTCTTCAAGCTCAACAAAAGGAGCGTGTCTGATGCATATTACTATTGGTAAGCATGGATATCATTTCAATACAAACGCTATTAAGATCATTGAAGAAAAGTATAATGCCAAGTACATGGGTTACTGGTGCACTAAGCGTAATGGTGGTGAGTCGTGGAATGAGGTTCCAGTAGATGTTTTCTACGTAGAGAACCCTGACACCTCTAAGGGTCACACAAACTACTTTGGCATGTTCCGCAAGGGTGAGAATGTTCTTATCACAGATGCATCTTCATGCTTTAATGATACCATTACAGGTGTGCTTTGCCCTGATGGTGAAGTTGCTGTATCTCGTTACCGCCATGATTGTCGTGCTGCTGGCTCTGGTGCAATTGATGGTGGGCGTGATTATATGAAGCTCATCGGCGAAGCATGTCGCTACCCAAAGGTTCATGTTACTGTTGAAGGCGGTGAGTTTACCTTCAAGGAGCTAACGAATGCTTGAACCTAAGATCAGAACACCTACAGAGTTTGCTGCTGCTATTGAAGAGCTAGTATGGCAACATGATATTGAATATCTAGATGCTGTGATTCTTTATTGTGAGCAAAATAATATTGAAGTTGAAACTGCTGCATCTCTTATTAAGATGAATGCAAACATGAAAGGTAAGCTTCAATCTGAAGCAGAAGTCCTTAACTTCCTTCCTAAAATCTCAAGGTTGCCTATCTAATGACACCATTTGAAGCATACGTATTGTATTGCGCTTTGAAGCAACACTTTACTAGTGCATCTTATGACTTTAATAAGTATCACGGTAAGGTAAAATTGTCTATAGAGAGTTTTGAAAAGCGTGGTGATAGGTTCTTTTATGCTAAATTAGCTAAAAGAAAAGATCTAAAAGAGTATTTAATTGCTAATTTTATTGCCACAGGTCCTAAAATATGGGTTGGTGATCTAGTTAATAGTGTTGATGCAGAAACAATATTCATGAATTGGAAGAAAAGAACCCAATCATTGAGTTATTATTTTGAAGAAGACCTAAAAAACTGCTTGACAAACTTAGATGAAAACCTTATTATTAGGGATAATCAGCATCCTCATCTATTAAAGTTGTTTCTTAGAAAGAAAATATCACTTGAGACTCTAATTATTCTGAATGAATTACTTGGATTTTTCAAGCATTGGAATAAAAAACTCTCTGATGATATTATCTGGAAGGATGTCTATATAATTTGTGAGAAATATCGTCCATTCATGATGTATGATATCAATAAGATGAAAAAAATAGCTTTGAATATATTTGAACCAGCATAAGGATTATCATGTCAGAATACTTTACATTTAGTACAAATCCTACATCATCTATTCCTGAACCTCAGGCACCTATTTGGTCAGATTTCAATAATGAATCTGAAATGTCTAAGATGATGCTTCTTACAAAAGAATCTAATGACGCTAACTACTGGACAAACATGCGTCAGGTTCTAAATCATGATTTTAATACCTTGCCTAAGCATCGTTTCAAGGCATGGGCTTCTATCATGTCTATTCCTTTTATGTCCAGGACAAAGTTTTCAGAATGGATTAGGTTCGCACTTAATGCTTCTGCTAAAGATCCTTTGTATAGAGAGGCTCTACAAGAAACCTTTGTAGGATTATCAAAGGATGACTTCCTTAATATCTATTCATTGGTTGATGATTTTCCAACAACGATGAATAGAGCTCAACATCTTGCACATCTTGTAATCTGTGGATATACTCCAGAGGTGCTATCTAAGATGGATACGATTGTTGAACTAGGTGCGGGTATCGGTGAGATGACTGATATCATCTATAAGCTAGGCTTCAAGGGTAAGTATATCATCTATGACTTCCCAGAAGTCGGACAACTTCAGGCGTGGCATCATAAGCAACTAGGTTATGATAATGTGGTGTATACGTCTGATGTGAATGATCTGGTCAATGCTGATCTATGTATTGCAACTTGGTCATTGACTGAAATGCCACTTGATCTTCGTGATGAGATTTTGGCAAAGATAGGTGAAACAAAGAATTGGTTGGTTGCTTATTCCAACGAAATCTTTGGAATTGATAATGCTAAATACATTACTGAAGATTTTATTACTCGGTTCACAAATCATGATATGGAAATTATTCCTATTCCATTCATTCCTTGGGACAAGGGAACACAATATCTTACAGTAAAATCACGATAAAAACATACAATCATACAAACATCAAAACATACGGAGAACTAATATGGATTTTGCTTCACTCAAGAAGTCACGTGCTAACGAGCTTAACAAGCTCTCAGAGCAACTAAAGAAGATCAACACTAACGAGAATCAAGCACAAGGTGATGATCGTTTCTGGTATCCAGATGTTGACAAGACAGGCAATGGATATGCTGTTATTCGTTTCTTACCTGCACCAGGTGCTGAAGATGTTCCATTCATTCGTGTTTGGGAACATGGATTCAAGGGTCAGACAACAGGCCTTTGGTATATTGAAAAGTCTCTAACGACTATCAATAAGCCTGATCCAGTATCAGAGTACAACACCACTCTATGGAATAGCACCTCAGACGACAACTCACCTGCACGTAAGCAGGCACGAGATCAAAAGCGTAAGCTAACATACATCTCTAATGTGTATGTGGTCAGCGATCCTGCTAATCCTCGTAACGAAGGCAAGGTCTTCCTATTCAAGTATGGCAAGAAGATCTTTGATAAGCTCAATGAAGCAATGAACCCACAGTTCGCTGATGAGAAGGCTCTTAACCCATTTGATATGTGGGACGGTGCTAACTTCAAGATCAAGATTCGTCAGGTTGATGGATACCGCAACTATGATAAGTCCGAGTTTGATTCTCGTAGGCCTCTGCATGAGGATGATGACACTCTAGAGCAAATCTGGAAGTCAGAAAATTCCCTACAGGACTTCCTTGATCCAAAGAACTTCAAGGATTATGATACGCTGAAGAAGAAGCTACATGCTGTTCTAGGCCTAGCAGTCAAGTCACATGAGGACAGCGCTGACGAAATGCCTACAGCACCTGCAAGGGTACAGCGTGAAAGCGCTGCCCCTGTAGCGCCTTCTAAGCCAGCAAAGATTGAAGAGGCAGCACCTTGGGGTGATGAGGACGATGATGACCTTAGCTACTTCAAAAAGCTCGCTAGCGAGTAGCATTTGAGGAGGGGGGTAATTCCCCCTCCTTTTTTGTTTCAGGTGGTATATGTCTATTAGAAAACTTTTCAATACCTGTAAAGCCTAAACCTGCAATGATGATATCTCTAAATGCATCCAATACAAATGCATCAATATGAGTTTTTCCAAATATAGAAATAAAACTCAATATCATTAAAAATATTAATGAAACAAATATAACTAATCGCTTTGAAGACGGAACACCATCTACATCTTGAAATGTCTTACCAAGCCAATGTAATGCTGGAATAAAAGCGATTAACATATGAGTCCTTATAGGTTTGCTACGCCAAAGGCGGGTTCGTTGACATTAAAGCATACTGCAAGAGAATCTTCAGCTATATATGGATGAGATGGTGAAGGTACGTTGAACTGTGGTGACTTTTGCATAGGTCTTGGGGGTCCTTTTGCAGCAGCGATTGCTCTAGCAGAAGGTGTACCTGGACCTTGTGAACTAGGAGGTGCTAGTGATGGAGATGAAGCGGATGTTGCACAATGACAACCTTCACCTCCTCTAGCACCTGATGATTCTGATTTAGATGGTGTACTTGATCTAGGAGATGGTGAAGAGCTAGATGTAGGTAGTTGACTTTGTGCTTGAACAGAGGTTCCATCAGCCTTTGTAATTTTACCTGGCTTATATCCTTCCCAATGTGCTTGTTTTGCTACCATTGCTTTTAATTGAGCATCGCTTAAGGATGATACCAGAGTATCTGGTGTAGCACCTGCAGCTTGTGCTAATGATGTAGCATAAGGAGAATTTGTTGGCTGATTTCCTCCTGTCCACATATGCACACCCTGTCCAATAGAAACATTATTATATTTTGGACGGCGCCATTGTGCCATCTGCATGTTTAGACCTTGATCTAAAGTAGGAAATATTGCTACAGGTTCGCCATCTTTTGCTAAAACAGATCCTATTGCACCATATTTTTTTGCAAGAGGTCCATAAACGTTATTTCCTGGGTTATTTGTTCTCCATGAAATAGTTCCGCCTGTTCTTTTTTCTCCATTTATAACTACTTCTTGACTATTTTGAGAACCTGCACTACTTGCATATCTAGATGATGCTGTTGCTTCTACTCCAGGCTTTGCATGATCTGATGCAGGGCTAGATGAACCACCTCCTGAGCCAGAACTTGATCCTGACCCAGATGCACTAGGTTTATTTTGTGCTGATGTACCTTTTCCTTTTTCATCTTTTTTATCGCCGCCAAATCCAAAGAATGTAGCAACACCTGATGCCTTTTCACCTAATGATTTCTTTCCATCAAATAGACCTGTAACAGCAGCAAGACCTTCTTTGACTTTCTTGACTAATAATTGTGCAATTTCTTGCATAACTTTGTCAATTGTCTTGCCTTCAAATATCATTTCCCATAATTGTGTTGCAACCCATTCACCGAGGGCTGCACCAGCAAATGCACCTGCTACACCACCAATGATCGTACCAAAGCCTGGGAAAATAGCTGTACCAATCAATGCACCCAGAGCAGCGCCGCCTTCACCGCCAAACAACGCGCCAAATGCCTTGACGAAACTTTTTCCAACGTCCGCTAATGATCCTTCACCCATACCAAATTCAAATAATGCTATTAGTGGATCCAAGAACATTAAAATCTTAGCAAACTTAGCGATACCTTTTAATAATTTTTGTAAAGGTTTCAAATATCCCAGAGCTTTTGATACTTTACCTGATACCTTTACTGCCTTACCTGCACCTTTAGCAGTATTTGCCATCTTTTCTGTTTTTGCTGCTTCTTCAGCGATAACTTGGCCAGATGGGGCTTCAACAGGCTTGGATGTCATACTCATTCCACCCTTGGGACCTGTAGCACGGATATTAGGTGTTTCAATTTTCTTTCCAAAGAATTTTTCCATAAATCCTTTGACACCAGAGGATATTTGTTTGAACATAGTTTCAAACCCTTTTATGAATACTTCACCTCTGGTGACAATAGCATTAATTGCTGCACCAAATCTACCTTTCATATCACCTAACCACTTTGCAAACCCAGCAAACAAAGGTAATATTAGCATCCACATATCATTTTTAGGTTTCTTAAAGATATCACTTCCACCTAACATGAAGTTAGATTTCTTTTTCTTCTTTAAAGAATCTTCTTCTTTGCTTAATTCATCCGCTTCTGCTTGTTTACGTTGAATATCAATCAATGCCATAAAACTTTTATTAATATTTTCTAAGGCTGTTTCAATTCCTGATAATCTATTCTCTACCTTTTCAACACGAGTTACTAATGCAGATAAAGATTTATCATTACTAGCAGGTGTTGAATTAGGTTTCTTAAAAAAAGACATTGATTTTGCTAATGCATCAAGCATACCAGGTGTATTTGACTTACGTGAACCTGTATCCTCAACATCATCTTCTTGTGCTGCGGGTTTTTGTTGAGGTGAAGGTTTTTCTTCATCACCTTTACCTGTTAACTTGTCTATAATACCGCTAAGCATATCGGCCATTTTCTTTTTGACTTTCTATATGGGCTTTAATCATTGATACATAGATGTCACGTTCAAATGGTAAAAGGTTTTCAACGTCTTCTATAGAATAATGATGATGAAAAGTCAAAGCAAAGATAGTTGAATAATAATTATTTAAATCATTATGTGTTAATCCAATGTAAAAAAATCATCTAACGTAGACAGTTCAATTGTTCTTTCTGTTCCCAATGTGTTTGTATACTCTAACTTATGATACAATCTAGGCATTGTCTCAAAAAACTTTTGAATGTCTGTGAATGCCTTTACGGATAATGAGTCGACAAACTCATCAATTTCTTCAGGTGTACATTCATTGGTCAAGTAAACATTGTCAGCATCATATATCTTTTCAATACAATTACGGATCATGTTAATAGAAAATTGATCAGTTGTTAAATTTTCATCAACGTCATTGATCTCAATTGCCTTAGGATACTTCATGATCACACCAATATCATCGTCAACCTTGATCTTATTTGTGTGTTCTTCATTGTATTGAACTGTGATTTCATCTAAAGGCACTTCAAAACTATATGTTTTTTCGTCTTCATGATCCACATATTGTAATTTTATAATATTATCAATTGATTTAGCGCGTAATTTGAGGAATAGATACTCAAGATCAAATGTAGTTAGTTCATCAACATTTAATGGTTTACCATCAAGGTATGTCATGCAGTTGTTAATGACTTGTGTTAATGCATTGATGACCTCTTTACGAGACCCACCTGATTGTGCCATAAGAAGAATCTTTTCTTCTTTGACTAAAAATGGACGGAATTTTGCTTGCTTCTTACTAGATGGTATAGTCACATCAAATAAAGGTATTTTAATTCGTGGTAACGCCATAATAACTCCTATTAGATGAAAAATGATAACGCAGAATCTATCAAATCACTTCCTGGGAAGGCATTGCCCCCAGATGATGATCCACCTAATAGACTTGATGCATTGTTTATATTAATAGCATTCAACACATTTAATGGGTTCTTGATTGAATTAAATGTATCCGACAATGATGATTGCCCTAAAATCTTTTGCAAATTATTAATAGATTCTGTTGTATCGCCATTACCTGATGATGATATGATGGAATCTGCTGCTAAGATGCTATAATCTGTATATGAGAATGTAATGTCTGCTCTGATCAATTGATTCTCACTGCCCCAACCCAATTGAATACCACTAACTGTACGAGCAAAGCAATCACGGAATGAATAGATAAGAATCTTATCTTGTTGTTCATTATAGACATATACTTCAAGATTGAATGTATAATCTGATTTATATGCGACTTCGTATGGTGTTCCAGATGTTATTGTACCTGAAACAGATACAGGTGATGACATAGTAGTATAATTCATGAATGGTGATATAGCAGATATATTATTGATCATCGCTGCTAATATATTCTTTTGTGTTGCTTCAACATAAAATGACATAGTCATAGGTGTGAATACAGGTCTGAATGCTACTTGTTCAATAGGTCCATAACCATAACGACGAATTTGCTGAGAATCCATGTCAATAGCAGGTATATTGACGCTTTCTGTAAAGAAAAATAAACCTGATGGGAAAGGTGATTGCTGAAAATTGACTAGATACAGATTGTTCTTCAGCAATCCATTCTTTAGAACAACTGACTTGAACTCATTGATGTTAAACCCATCCATTGCATTGGGTTTGTTTACTTGCTGAGTTGAGTAATTCTTTGCTCCAATAGCATTGAATATATCGTTAGATATTGCCATTACTTACCTATCATCTTTCTACTATCGTTCCATACAGTTGTTCTTGATGCTTTAGCAAATTGTTCAACAGGAAGAAACAATGCTATATCCCATTCAACAGGTGCGACAAATATAAACTTTGAACGAACATGATTAGTGAGATATCTCTTTATGCATGGTTGAATATATTTATGGGTTGATGCTTTATTCAATGACTCATATGATATGCGTAACTTTGTATTGGCATCTAATTTAGGATCCATTACATAATTGTACAGCATATCCATCAACTTAGCACGTAACATATATGGCAAATAGTGTAGATTAATACCAATGAACCCATCAGACAATATCTTGATAGGGAATACTAATGGGAATCTATCATAATATGGTAGGTCATCCTTTGTCTTAGGATCATATGAGAACATATACATACGACCAATCTCAACACGATTGGTTTGTGCTGTGGTTTCACCCAATATCTTTGTACGTGTAATGTCTTTTGCTTTTTGTGCTGTGTCACGAAACCAATCACGTGCTTGGCGTGTTCTGCCTGCAATTTGTCCTTGCTTGACACCTTGTAGTAGTATCTGATCGAATGAACGTATTGACATTACTTACCGTATATTTCTTTTTCTGTGAGGATTTGAAACTTCCACCCGCGAGCATTACAATATGCTTCAGCAGCATCCCATTTTGCTTTGTTAACTACATAGGTCGTGACTTCATGAATGTATTGCTTGTTCTGTGTCTTGGGACGTTTAGGTTCTTGTGTCTGAGAAAATGGTTTGACTTCAATAATAATAGTTTCGCCATCTCGTTTCTTGACTACCATATCGGTGAAGTACCTATGATTACGACCATCTAATGGTGAACGATATGGTATTACCACTTCTTCTGATCCCCAACCTACCACATCATTATTCGTATCCAAGAGTCTCATTACATCGAGTTCCCATTTGCTACGATATATGATATTAGTTGGATTGCCTAGATATTTATGTGGATTCTTAGGTTGAAACTTGCCTTGCATATTTTCACTATAAATAAGTTGATGCCGTTTTATTTATAGGAAAAGCAATGGGCTTGATTCCATCTAATATTACAAATAATCCTTATGTTCAATCTGTCAATCAAACAGTTGTGAGTAATATCACATCGGGTGCAACAGGTGCTGTCAATGGTGTATTGAACAATGTTCAAGGTGCATTGGGAGGCATAGGTAGTATTGCATCAAGTTTAGCAGGTGGGTTAGCATCTGCAGGAGCATCACTAGCAGGTGTTGCTGATGTGATGACAGGTCAATTGGATCTATTGTTATCAGGATCAACAGACATAGGATTCTTCACTGAAGGATCACCTGAACGTATTGCTCAGAACGCTTTGATCAATCGTAACTTTGCGGATACAGGATCAAATCCTGAAACATGTATTCTAGATAATCAAGCATCAATAACAGGCGGCGCAAATTATCAATATCCATCAGATCTTGCACCGTATTATATGACATTGAACTTTTATGATTATCAAAGACCTAATCCTTTTGGTGATGTAACATTAAACTCCATTGGATCAGTTGTATTGCCCTTGCCTAATGGTAGCGGATTCGTAGATAATACAACGGCAAATTGGACAGAGCAATCAATGGGCAATGCAGGTAATGCCTATGATAATCTACAAAAATTAGATGAGATCATGAACCCTGCGCTTAGTGGAGATCTAAAAAGTACAATATCTAATGGATCAGATGTTGCATTGTTTGCAGCAAGTAAACTATTATCAGGCATGAATTCTGAAGCAGGTGCTGTTGTACAAACAGCAACAGGATTAGCACCCAACCCATCATTAGGTATGTTGTTCAATGGTGTTGGGTTTCGTTCATTCTCGTTCTCATGGATGTTTGCTCCTCAAACAGCAGATGAGTCAAATACTATACGAGACATCATTAATTTTCTAAAACAAAAACAGTTACCTACATTCTCTGGCGCAGGTTCTGCATCTTCAGCATCAAGTTTGTTCTTCAACTATCCTGCATTATGCAAACCAAAATTTTCTTTAGGTCAAGAATTTATGACCCAATTCAAATATTGTGTGATCAAAAGTATCAATGTAAGTTATGCACCACAAGGTGAAGCACCCTCTTTTTATGCATCAACCAAAGCACCTGTGTTCGTTGCATTAGCAATTGAGTTAGAAGAAATCTCATATGTATTATCTTCTGATTATGGTGGACCTAGCACAGGCCCATCTGCAGGATCACAAGTAGCTAAAAACTTAGCAGCTCCATTGGTTGATTATCTATCTTCAAAATCTAGTTCATCACAACCTGGTGGTTAAAATAATTAAATGACTCATTTCTTTAATAAATTCCCAACATTGACATATGCCAACACAACTGCCATTAATTTATTGGCACGTGTGAATATGAACAAGATTTCCATGCAAAACAAGGCAGCATATTATGCCTATTCTGTACCAGATGGAACACGTCCAGATAATTTATCATACAATTATTACGATAATCCTGATTATGTGTGGTTAATTAATCTAACCAATCAAATAATTGATCCATATTATGATTTCCCATTGTCTTATGATGATGTAAACTCATTGATTATTAATCAGTATGGCAGCATATCTACTGCACAAAAGACTATTTTATTCTTTCGCACGAATTATTCCTCAGATGATTCTATTATTTCTCCTGGTGCATATAATAATTTAACAACAGGCGAAAAGAAATATTGGGAACCACAGATCAATCAACAGAATCAGGCTGTGGCATATATTCGTAAACCCGAGAATTTAATGCAGGTGACTAATCAATGCATTCAGTTGAACATATCATATAGTAATCAATTGCTCACTCAAAGCAATTACGATATCACCACACAAGATGGATATGATATAACATTACCTGAACAAGCACCTGTCATTCAATTTGCTATAGGTGATTTGTGTGTGCAGAACAACGTACCTATTGCTACAGTAACCGCCAGCAATAGCACAGCGCTGATCGTACAACACATTGCAGGAACACCCACTATAGATACAGTATCTGGGTATTTTAGCGGTGCATCTGCCTTCGTGTCCTCATTTACCACTCTACAAACCAATATTCCATCGGTAGAAGCAAAGTATTGGAGTCCTGTATCCGCATACGACTACATGCATGAACAGAATGCTCAAAAGCGTAATATCAAACTACTAGATAACAAGTACGCAGCACAAGCGACTAAAGAACTCAAGAACCTGTTACAATAATGGCTCAAACATATACACGTTCAGATGCTGTAGACGTCAAATCATTAAAGATCGTATCTATAGCTAATCCCAAAAAGAATTATGATATGTCATTACAGTGTGTAGGATTCTCAATATATGAGGATGTAACATTTCCTGTAATAAGAGCAGAGTTTACGATGATGGATGGTTTGGATGTTCTAACATCTTTTCCAATCATAGGCGAAGAGTATATAGATGTAGAGTTTGGTAACCCAGGTATTGATCTGACAGCATCATATAGATTTCATGTGAAGAGCGTTGAGAATGTTATTAATAATAGTCAGGCAAAAAATAAGACATATGTCATCAGAGCAGCATCAGAAGAGTTCTTTCAAAACAACGTACAATATATCTCAAAGCGTTATAATGGTGATGTAGGTGGTATTATTCAGAGTATCATGAACACCCAGTTAAATACAAAAAAACAGGTGGCCATTGGTGATAAGGTTAAAGGCGTGCATGAGATTCTGATAAGCCGTCAGAGACCGTTACAAGCGATTGATATGGTGCGTAAACGTGCTGTGAGCGAGAAATACCATAGTTCATCGTATGTGTTCTTTGAGAATCGTCGTGGATTCAATTTCACATCATTAGAGTTCTTGATGGATCATATGAAGGATACAACGAAGGATAAAGTGTTCTTCTACGATACAGCAGCGCAAACAGATCCCAGAAACATGAATACCCGCAACATCCTCACGTTGAAGAATGTATCGCAGGTAAACAACACTAAGAAGATGACACAGGGCGGCTTGAATAATATCGTGAAGCGCTTTGACATTCTGACGGGTAAGACAACGAGCACGCAGTATAAGAACAGTGAGCAACAGAGTAAGTTCAAATACGCAGCAAAGAAACCTATAGGGCTCAACACAACTTACTTTGAGCAGAAGTTCGGCAACACAGCATCATCTAGCATGCTATTGCCACACTCTAGTCATCTACCCGAGAACTTCATTGCTGATCAGATGGGTGCTAAGCATGCTTTCATCACAAAGGTATCGCAGAACATATACCAAGCACATATCAATGGTGACGTAGCATTGACGGTGGGAGATGTCATCACCATCAACATTCCAAGTGCCAAAGGATCCACAGGTCCAGAGGGTGATAACAGATTACTGGCGGGTAACTATCTAGTGATAAAGCTACGTCATATCGTCATGAACTTCTCTAGTGCACAGAAGTCTTATACATGCTCTCTTGAATTGGTCAAGGGCTTCAATGAGGATTTTAGCTGATGTCTAGTGTACAGAAACCCATACGTCCAATACTACCAGAGTTTGATGTAGAGATCAGAGAGAAAGCACAGTATCTAATAAGCAACGGCTATGTACACGACACTCTAGAGAATGTCATGCGCCGCCTTAAAAATGCAATCAAAAATGTTAAATAGGTTCTTTATCAGGTAGTGGTGGATAGTAATACTTAGGAACAAATTGCCGACGAGCTTTTTCTATTTGTTCTTTAGCAATCAGATTTTCGATATAGTTCTTAGCATCTGTATAGGTATCCAGTACAACCTCTCGCATGTAACCTGTGCAATAGATTGGCACACAGTAGAACTTAACGGGTACCCAATACCACAGCTTTTTCTTTTCGATGTGGTACTGGCCATCAAAGTTCTTTTTGATACGATATTGTTTCATCAGACCCTCTGCATTTTTCTATAATTCATAATAGCATATCATGGAATTAATGTCAACTGCTAATGCACTATAGTGATTTTCTCACAGCGATATCCAGCGACTTCATTGTGGCTCTTTTGAATATCAGAACCTACAGCAGCACACTCTTGATATAGGGCAAATGAATGGTGCATCTCAATCACCCATGGACGATCTTTCATCAGTAGGATCAGAATGAACTCTATCATGGGATCCTCATAATATCTGAAAGAGAAAGCGCACTTTCTTCTCCATTTTCCCACTGTACAACGCCGTAGGTTTTCCCTACACCTACTAGTACGCCAGCATCGAAAATAAGAGTAGAGCCTTTTCGTTTGTATTTCACTCTATCACCAACCTTCAGTGGACGTTCTAGCAATTCAATAGAAGAGATAGTAGGATCATGTGGTGAAACCCAGTTACCTCTATTGCGCCTAACTTGTACAGCACCACTGTTCGTATCAAACCCAGTGATTTCATCTGTAAATGGTACACGAATATAGTCACCAATCTTAAGCTTACTGATATTTGATAATGGATTCATAGCTAGATCCTCTGCATTTTTCCATATGCTAAACAGACACGTTTACCCGTTACAGGATCTGGTCCATCTAGTTGCCGATATTTGATAGGCAAGCGTCTATACTGAGCTAGAGCGTGACGCAGATCAGTAGTGGACACAAAGGTCTTGAATCCACGAGCATTACCGAAGCCATATGGACCAAACCACGGATGGAAGCCACAACACATACTTCCGCCACCTACTGAATAGTGTTTCTTCACTAGACCCTCTTTAGGTTTTTGAGAGGAGCACTAGTGATACTACCATCCTCAAGCTTGATCAATGCATGATCTTCAGCAATGGCACGGATCACTGCACGATAGTTTTCTGCACCTACAAGAACTACTGGATCCCAAACAGCAAGAGGTTTCGGAAGTACTTCAACAGCTTTGACAGCCAGTGAGGTAGAATGAAATTCTAAATTACACTCACCCTGCTGCAGCATGACTACACCACTAGAAACATGCACCACAGGCATCTCTAGTGTGATACGAACCAGATCACCTTTTTCTAGGCTCTTGATGCTGCTCTCAACATTTCTCATACTTTCAACCTTTTCTTTATACATCATACCCTCTTCAGGTTTTTGAAATTAGAAATACCAATACTCTTATCTCTAAACTTTAGCATTGCATGATCTTCAGCAATAGCCAGGATAGTAGCTTGGTGACCGTTAATTGTATAAACTTCTTCACCGAGCTGTAGTGGATGTTCAATCACTTCAATGGACGTGATCATGGCTGGGGCTACTTCGGCACCGAGAAACATCAGAATCTCTGCTTCATAACAGCTTCCAATGTATTCACCCACAAACGTTACCCTCACCCGATCACCAGGCTTAAGGCTCTTGATAGTATCTGCGATAGTCATAGTCAATCCTTTGCCATCTTATAGAGAAAATAAAAGAAAACTACCATGATGAGAAATAGAAAGATCACTGAACTTCTTCCTTCTGCCATTCAATGGTGTAGCCCTTAGCGGCAAGTCGCTTAGCGTCTTCTTGCATGATCGCCAGAGCCTCTTCCTCACTCTCTGCAGCATCCATAGAGAACAGTGCATGGTTGGAGGTGAAGTAGAAGTTATTAGTATCCTTGACACAGGACAAGCCCAGGTAAGGAGTTTCTTGCAGTAGCATCTCAATTTGTTCAAAGGTCATCAGACTTCATCCTCTGGCATAGTGACGAAAGCAAAGTGTGTCGGCGGAAACTGGTGATGCCACCGAGCGTATATAATCAAAGACGTATTCTCACGCCAAGCATACACAGGATCACTCCAGATGTTAGAGTCTGGATACTTAGCGATCAGAAGTACGGGCACTCGAGGAGGCATAGGCTTATCAGCGTCAATCTTAAACCACTGGGTCATGTGTGTCTCTTGTTTCGTTAAAAAGAACCTGGAAGGTTCTTCTCTTTCCATAATGTATAATAGCATAGCTAGAATTAATGTCAACCGATATCTTTTTCTCCCAACAATTTCAGTCCCACAATAAGCAGCTCAATACCAATACGCTCCTTGATGACCGATCCCAACTCTCTCAAAGAGGCTATCAGTTGTGCCCAGGAGGCTTTCGTCTCTGGCCAGTAGTCATTCATATCACTTTTCCCTAGAGTTAATCGTATCATATAAGACACAAGCAAAAACATATAAAAAAATCAAATACGGAGGAATAATATAGAAAAATGCCAACGCAGATACCCCAATGAATATGGCATAAAAAGCTATGGCTAATGTCAAAATATAAGTTAATATTGACAAGGCGATAATAAACGCTATTTTTTTCCTATACATCTTACCCCTACTTTCTGACTGACTTCTTAAACTATTCACTTACCCTTAGAGTTAGCGTGGTCTACAGCTTTCCTACTATAGTGAACCACCATGTTATGGAATAGTTGGGCAGCGGCAAGAGCAGCCACCAAAGTGCCAAAGTAGTACACTGAGATCAGTGCCCAGTCCATAGTCTTGTTCCAAGCTCTTGCAACTCCTAAGAAGCAAGCCCAGACCCAGCTGGTTGAACTGATAGCGCCAAAGTAGCAGAGCTTCTTGGATAGGCTACCTGGAATGTAGGCAATGATCATGTTCTCATTGAGCTTGTCGCTATAGTGGTGCACAAAGAACCCATTGAGAGTCAGGATACCCACCACCATGAACTTGGCGTAGAGCTTTGGGTTGAGCATGAATGCAGGATCACGCACCATACCATATATCACGATCATGGTTCCTGTTAGTATAAGACCGAACAGTGACCATAGTGTTGTGTCCTTGATACTCTCGAGATGGTGCATACTCTCTTTGGTCAAGGGAACATTGTAGTTCTTTAGAAAGATATAATCAGAGGTTAGAATGCTGATCAATGCAAAGGCTGACAGCAAGAAGTGTGAGAACACTAGAATAGTCTTGAAGTACTGGTCAATGATCAACCACATATCAGGTGTGAAGATATGACCGAAAGATGCTACGTAGGTGATGATACTATTGAAATCCATTTTACTAATCCTTAACAAACAACCTGAGTTATTTATTAACGATGTTTGTTAACACTTTATTCATTGATAAACTTCATGACCTCTTCTACAGTCTCATGCACTACTAGAGTCGTATTGATATGGGCAAGAGAGATGTGTGTCTCATGGTCATCGTAATAGACAGTGATGATGTGGTCTACATTGATCCACGGATGAGCCTTCGGTGAGTCTTTAGGTGTTACAGTGATAAACTTAGTCATTGTTAGTCTCCTTTGTTATTAGTATTTGTTTCCATTACTGCTTATTCTTGAGAAGCCTAACGTCTTAGCAATATCTTTACGATCTTCACTCGTCAAGTGCTCCTTGATAGTGGCGAGGACTTTATCTGCTAATTCATATGGATCAATTCCATCAGATGGATAAATCTCTTCTTCTATCCTGAGTGCGATCTTCTCTCTAAGCGTCATTCATCAACTCCGAAATATTCTTTCAATTTTCTTTTGTTGCTACTGATATCATAGTATTCCAAATATCAGCGGCGTCTGATAAGTGAATTGGTATGCGTCGTGCTTGTTCTTCGTTTATTTTGATACAAGCAGCCAATAGCATTTCTCTAGTTGGCTTTATAGGTACTAACACATGACCTGATCGTTTGATTAACCCTGCACCCTCTACAGCTTTCCAAAAAGCTTGTGCAGCTTCGTCTAGTGTCAAATCCTCTGGAATCACTACTCGACCATCTGGATAGATAGTAATGCCAGGACTGAACGTCACACAAGCACTATAGGAAGATTTCACTGTTGTCATTGGTCACCTTTATTCATCAAATCAATCAGGGCTTGTGTAGGCGGAGCAGGATCATTCATCATCTTCTCATAAAGCTCTCTAGAGATCACAGGACCACGAGCCTTCTTATACTGTTCTAGTTCTCGTCTAAGAGCTTCACACTCATCAGACTTCATCTGCCAACTCTCTTGTGCTTTGCGCTTGTGCTCATCAAACACTTGAGAATTTTCTTCTTGCAGTCGCAGCAGTCGATTGATGGTATCTTGTAGATCAGTTACCTTCTGCATCCACTCTTGCTGTGACGTCCATTCTTCTTCAAGCCAATTGCCAGGACTCTCGCTGATAAGTTCATCAACCAGTTCCTTCTCTGCTTGTAGTAGAGCTTGGCGACCTTCATAGTCTCTTACATCTTGATGCCAGTTTGAAACAGCCGTTTGAATACAGGACACAGCGTTTTGCCAGCCTTTTACTTCGGCGTGTTCAGCTTTTGCTTCTAGTTCAGCGATCTTACCTTCTGCATCGAGCCATGCCTGATCTAGTTCTTTAATTTGGTTACGCAATGATGCCTCGGCGATCTTGTAGCTTTCTACAGCATCACGTAGTTCAAAGTTCTCCTGAAAAAGAGACTCAAGGTCTTGACTGGCTTGCCGTTCAATTTCATAATACCAGCGACCTGAAGGACTAGTTGCTCTCCATAGCTCTCGTGTTCTATTCAGTTTCATTGCTATCTCCAAATAGTTTGGATAGCCAGCTGACCTTGCGGGGTTGCTTGGGTATCCCCACAAACACAAACTCACCAGTTTCAGTATTAAGTTCATACCCGTCGGTCGGAAGATACATATTTTTAACCTTGATTACACCCTTTAACCGTATTTCAGTGTCGTCATTATAGAGGATTTTGTTCAATCTATCTTCTAATACTGCAACACGATCCTCAAGCTCCCGCATCTTCTCATTTTCTTTCTTCAATTTACTAACCTCATCATAAAGCCGTATCACATCCCAAACACAGTCATAGAAGTCATCTCGTCCTGTTTGGTTGCCATTTCTATGTTCTAGCCATTGCTCTCGTGTTCTATTCAGTTTCATGGCTCACCTCCTAGGGCGGCGAGGATTGCGGCGCTGACATGCGACCCATAACCGTTATTGTTCCAAGCAACTGTTGCCCGCTCCACCGCCTCGGGGCTGGTCATGTGCTCACGGATCGCGGTGAAAATGGCGTCGGTTGCCTGACCGCTCAGTTCGTTGTCTTCGCATATACTGTAAACTATGCGGTCAATCTTCTCTCTAAGCGTCATGGCTCACCTCCAAGGGCGCGGCGGGCGCACTGGGCTGCCAGAAAGGCATCCACCGGCCACTCGCATGGCCCGTTTGCAATCACGGTCAGCGCCTCCCGCAGCCTCGCGTTCTCGGCTTTGAGTGCTTCAACTTCTTTTCCAGCACGGATCAATGCCTCGGTCAATTGCACTTCGGTCACTATCGGTGTATGCATTTTAGTCATCGTCTTCCTCTCTGTGATCATAATTACATACTAACACATCTACAATTAAAATCAACCAGGAGATTTGATCATTACAACAAAGCGTATGGGTGAAGAAGGCTTGAGATGGTTCGTGGCCACAGTGGAGGATGTCAATGACCCACTGAAGATTGGCCGTGTTCGTGTGCGAGTCGTCAACGAGCATGATGATCCATCTATCACCACAAATGATCTGCTCTGGGCAACTCCTATCATTCCTATCACTAGTGCATCTGCTAATGGTGTCGGAAGATCTCCAACAGGTCTCTTACCAGGCTCTCATGTCTTTGGCTTTTACCTAGACGGACATGAAAAGCAACTACCTATGCTCTGGGGTTCCTATGCCAAGCTTCCTGATGGTACTCAGGCAACCAATGACATTCCGACCCTTGCTCGTGAGATCAACAACCTAGTGAAGAACCCAGTAGGTCCAGAGCCTGCAACTCCCTATGCGGCCAAGTATCCTTTCAATCATACATGGAAGACACAATCTGGTCATGCATTTGAGGCAGATGATACACCAGCCAATGAACGTATTCAAGTCTATCACAAGTCAGGGACCTATGTAGAGATCAACAAAGACGGTCAGATGGTCACTAAGGTCGTAGACAAAGAATTTGAGATTACTGTAAAGGACAAGACAGTCTATGTCGGAGGCAACTGCAATATACAAGTGGTTGGCTCTGCGACTATCAATGTAGGTGGATCTCTCAATGCAACGATTGGTGGATCTGCTACAATGAAAGCTGATAGTTGGAATGTCACTGGCAACATGACACTGAATGGATCTCTGACCAGTACAGGTGATGTTGTCGCTGCAGGTATCTCTCTTGACAAGCACACTCATGGTGGCGTACAATCTGGAAGTAGTAGAACAACACCTCCTTCGTGATGTATATGCTCTTCACATAGTGATTATATCAACTATTCAAAACATGTCAACCATAAAGGTAACATAAATGGCACAAGTATTCAATGCGGATCTATTCACTCCACATGCCGCACAGTCTTCCTACTATAGTGACTTCTTCACTAACTTCACAGCACATCCTGATCTCAGTGACTTAGTTATCAAAAAGAACGAAGATGCTGTAAAGCAAGCTATTCGCAATCTTTTGATGACCAACAAGTACGAAAGGCCTTTCCAGCCTTCATTCGGTGGGAATATTCGTAACTACTTGTTTGAACCCATGAGTGCCGTGACACAAAGTGGATTGCAAGAGGAGATCACTAGTGTCATCACCAACTATGAGCCTCGTGTTCGTTTGATCTCAGTTGTCGTCACTCCCTATGTTGAACAGAATGCTTATGCCATAACCATTACATTCTACATACTAAATATAACAACTCCCGTCACACTGCAGACAATTCTTTATAGGGTTCGTTGATAATGGCCAATACTAGCATTACACTAACTAGTCTAGATTTCAATGACTACAAAAACTCTTTGAAGACGTTTCTCAAGAGTCAACCTCAGTTCATTGACTACAACTTTGATGCTAGTAACCTCTCAGTTATTCTAGATCTACTCTCATACAATACCTATCTCAATGCGTTCTACATGAACATGATAGGCTCAGAGATGTTCTTAGATACAGCACAACTTCGTGACAGTGTGGTGTTGAGAGCAAAGGAACTCAACTATACTCCTCGTTCCTTTCGTTCTGCATATGCCAATGTCAATCTGACGATCACACCTCCTGCAGCTTGTACAAACCCAGGAGTCATTCTCACTATTCCTGCAGGTACATCCTTCACAGGCAAATCAGGTTCAAACAACTACACTTTCACAACTAGTCAGAACTATGTCGTTCCTATCAGTAACGGCGTGTTCTATGCTAACTCTATTCCTATCTATGAAGGTTCTATTGTCACAGATACTTTTGTCGTACAGCCTTCTTCAAATATAACATTCCAACAATTCAATCTATCTAATCCTACGATTGATACGACAAGCCTTTCTGTTGTCAGTATTGAGAATGGTGGAGCTAATGTCATTCCATACTTCGTCTCTACATCATTACTTGACTTGTCATCAAACTCAGCTGTGTTCTTCTTGCAAGGTGCTGACAATAGTCTCTACCAAATCATCTTCGGTGACAATGTTGTGGGCCGCAAACCCCTAGACAACGCTGTTATCGTAGCATCTTATCGTGTGACAAATGGGCAGCTACCTAATGGCATCGGATCATTTGCTCCTAATGGAACTGTTGGAGGATTCTCAAATGTTGCTGTCACTACTTTGGCTGCCGCTACAGGCGGAAATATTTCAGAAGATATCAACAGCATTCGTTACAATGCCCCTAGATATTATGCAACGCAACAGAGAGCTGTTACGGTCAATGATTACAAGACATTACTGACCGTAACTTATCCTGAGATTCAAGCCATCTCAGTATACGGCGGTGATACAGTGACACCTCCACAATATGGTAAGGTATTCATCTCTATGAAACTTTATAACTTTGACGCGGTGCCTGCTAGTAAGATCTCGGCCTATACACAGTTCCTTTCAACAAGAGCTCCTGTGACTATTCAGCCTGTGTTCGTAGAACCTAACTACACATATGCTTCTGTGACAACAACTGTCAAGTACAATGTAAACCAAACAACACTACAGCCTGCTGATATCATGGCATATGCTACTTCAGCCATACAGACATATTCTAAGACATCTTTAGAAAATTTCCAGACGACTCTACTCTACTCTAAGTTAGTAGCGGCTTTAGATGCATCTCATCCTTCTGTGGTGTCTAACCAAACAGATTACAGGTTGATGAAGAAGCTTGTTCCTTCTGCAACAACAACAAAGAACTATGTGATTGCTTTCAACATGCCATTGAATAGTAGTCTTCCTCCTCAACCTCTAGTCCATCCTTCTTCAGAAACTCATGTGGTATCATCATCATCATTCATTTACAATGGAATTGTGGTTCATATGGAAGATGATGGACTAGGTAACATGCGTATTGTTCAATCACAGTCAGATAACAATGATCATACACTGATCTCTCAGGGATTAGGAACAGTTGACTATGTAAATGGTATCATCTACTTGAACAACTTCTTTACTTCAAGCTACTTCGGTGACTCTATTCGTTTCTATGCTCTTCCTGCTAACAAGGATAATACAACAGCACAGAATACTATCTTCCAAATTCCCAATGATGAAATTAACGTAACTGTACAGATCGTCAGACAATAATGCAAACACAACAAACTATATCTAATCTGATCAAGTCTCAGTTTCCTGCATTCTATAATGATGAGGGACCTGTATTAATTGCATTCATGAACGCTTACTATGAGTGGATGGAGCAAACAGGTAATCCTGTCAACCAATCTCGTAACCTCTTTGCATACTCAGATATTGATCAGACGTTAGATCAGTTTGTAGTATACTTCTCTAATACCTATCTCAAAGGTATTCAGTTTGACACATTATCCAACAAGAGACTTACAGTTAAGCGTATTCTTGATCTATACAAGGCCAAAGGCAATATTCGTGCTTTGAAGTTACTCTTTCAATTAGTTTTCAAAGAAGATATTGAAGTATACTTACCTGCAGGTGATATTCTCAAACCATCTGACGGTGTATGGACAGTTCCTCAGTATCTAGAGGTTTCACACAGTTCTCGTAATATGGATTTCGTAGGCAAGCAATTCAAAGGTGTTGCTTCTGGTGCAACAGCGTTCTGTGACCGTATTGTTCGCCGTGCTGTCAAAGGTAAGTATGTAGATGTTTTCTTTATCACAAATGTTTCTGACAAAAAGTTTCAAACAGGTGAACTACTCAATGTAGACAATAACTTGACAGGAGTGCCTACAGTTGTGGGTTCTTTATCATCTCTGATCGTTGATAACGGCGGTTATGGGTTTGCTGTTGGTGACTTAGTGACTTTGACAAGCAACTATGGTCAAGAAGGCATTGGTCGTGTATCTGCGATTTCAAACACTACAGGTATTGTGTCGTTTACTCTGAATGATGGAGGATGGGGCTTTACTAATTCTACAGGATCAACAGATGGCGGATCAACAATACTCATATCTAATACAGTGTTGTACCTCTCAGGAGTCACATCAACACTTCCTACATCACAAAGACCTGTACAGAAGTTTTCAAACGTAACTATCAATAACCCTGCAAATAACTCAGCTAATCTTTATGTAAATGCCTTTGCCTATGGAGCATCTATTAATCTGTATGCAACACCTATTTCAGGAACATTTTCTATTGGCGAAACTATAAATTCAGGTGATGGCTATGCTAATGGTCGTGTGACTTCAATCAGCACAACTTCATATCCTCTATTGACACTTTCAAATTACACAGGAACTTTCCAGTATAACGAAAGTGTATTTCAATCAACAACAGGAACCACAACTAAAACAGGGTCTACATTAACATCAGGATCTGCTAATGTCATCGTGACAACTAATTCAGGTATCTATGCAAACCAAGTTGTGTTTTCACCCTCACTTGGTTTAGCAAATGGTGCCCTAGTCACAAATGTTGTAGGTACTAACGTTATTATATCTACAGCTTATACAGGAACTACAAACAGTTCAGCAACTGTAAACTTCTCAAACGTATCTGCATTAGGTTTAATTCAAGCGTCAAATAGTTCAACTATTACTGTCAGTAATTCATATGGCACATTCTCAAGCTTATACTTTGTAAAAGGCTTGACTTCTAGTGCAAATGCCAATGTTTCTGTTACATCTACATCTATTTCAACAATTGGTGTGGCTAACGTTTATGAGTCTTACTTTGGATCAGGTCAAATCATCACAGGTGCATCTTCAGGTGCTAATGCATCTGTTCTTAGTTATTCAACAGAAATAGGTATCACAGGTCTTTCAGGTTCCCTAACAAGCGTTTATAATAACATATCTGCTGTGTATCCTGGATATGTGACTATTACAGGTCAAAACGGAACTTTCTATGCAGGTGAGTATGCATACCAGAGTAATGGCTCTGCAAATATTGCCACAGGATTGATCTCGGGTGTCAACTCAACCGCGTTGACCATATCACCGTTGACCGGTACGTTCTCACCTACCACAGGAACAAACACAGGTATTCAGATCAATACCACACAAGCCACTGTGACATCCAACGTCGGCGCTTTTCTCGTAGGTGAAACAGTATATCAAAGCAATGGAACAGTTAACACTGCTTACGGGTTTCTGATATCCGCTTCTTCATCTGCTCTGGTATTCAACGTTACTAACGGAGCATTTGTCACGACTAATAATGTCATTGGTGGTATTTCTAGTGCTAACGCTGTGATCTCTGCACTTACAGTGACAACATCCGCAGCAAATGCTACGATATCAACTTGGACTCCAGCTGGCCAGGTAAATGCAGTGCTTACAGGATTCTCAGCTGGCAACTATGCAAATATCGGAATTGGCTATGTCAACTCAACAGAAACGATATTTTATTATTCAGATACAATCGGAGGTAATAACGTCTCTGGCGCTCCCTATCAGTTGTTACCTCTTACGGCACTCGCTTATGGATTCCCGAAAAATCCTTATGCAAATTTGACTATCGGATATCTCGTAGACATATTGAAGTATAGCTTACTAAATGTGGGAGAAATACAAAATATATATTTGACAAATCCAGGATCTGGTTATAATCATGCACCTTATGTAGAATTAATTCAAACGGGTGTAGCTTCTAAGCAAAAGCGTGATTACATTCTTTCTATTGCAAATACTGCAGGTGCATTCCAAGTCAATGAAACACTTTCACAGAATGTTGCGCTTACAGGAGTATCACAAATACTACTTGGTGCAAACATTGCTTTGACCTATGCAGAAAATATCTATCAAATTGCTAGTTCACCTACAACAACATTTGTGGCAAGTTCTGGGTCTTCAACCATGGCCGTTGCTGTAGGATCAACAGGTGCTTACTCTGCAGGACAACAGGTCCTGATTGGGGGCAAAGATATTCGTACAATCAGTTCTGTAGGGGGTTCTTCGATTACCCTTAACAATGCACCTTATTCAAGCAACTCAGCAGCGCTCGCAATCATACTTGCTTCTACGGGGTATATAACCAACGTACCTGCTAATAACATTGTGTATTTTGCAAACACAGGAACCTCTGCGTGGACAACCTCATCTAACGTCTACGGCGTATCATCAGGTGCAACTGCTACAGTAACAACACTCAATCCTCAAGCCTATGCAACAGCACAAGGCCGTGTAAAATTTGCTAACAGTACTACAATGATTGTCAGACGTTTATCATTGAATAGCGACTTTGCTAAAACAGGTGCATCATCGTCACAGTTGATTGTAGGCGGTTTAACTGCGGCTACAGCGAATGTTCTCAATGTAGCCCCTACAGGTGGGTTTGCGGGTGATAATGCCAATGTAACCGCTCTTGTGACTTCTTCTAACGGCACAGTTTCATCATTAGTGGTTCAAGCATCAGGTATTGGGTTTGTCAATGCAGAATCATTAGTATTTACATCACAAGACAATTCAGGTCGTTTTGGCATCGCTCGTACTGTACTAGGACAACAAGGTATCGGTCAAGGATACTATTCATCTACAAAAGGCTTTTTATCAGCAGATAAATATATTCAAGATGGGTATTTCTATCAAAATTATTCTTATCAAATAAAATCATCTTTAGATATTTCAAAATACTATCAAATGGTGACGGATGTAGTTCATACAGCAGGCACAGCATTATATGGAGCTGTTGTAAAGAAAGCTTTTGTAAACGCTGCCATAAGTATTAGTAATTCAAACACTGGACCAATTTTGGGATAAACAATGGCGACTACACAATTACTCACTAATAACTATAGATTACGAAACGCTATTGCATTTGTCAATAGTTTTAGTTCTGCATATCAAGTCAATACAGTTTCTGCATCGTTTACAGGAACTTTGACTTCTCCAAGCAATAGTTGGATCACATCTATCAGCAGCACTACAGGTATTGGCGTAGGTCAATTACTTACATCTTCATTGACAAGTGGTATTCCAACAGGTACAACCGTGTTATCTGTCAATGCTACAGTTGTTGTCATGTCACAACCAGCTGGCGCCTCAGGTACTACAACAGTTAATACATATACTAGTGCAGCTTCTTCTTACTATATGTTTGCAGGACAAAGCGGAAATTGGACAAGTGGTGTAGTACCTCAATACTATGATACTCCAAAAACAACACAATTTGTTTCATATAACAATATGCTTTTTGGAAAATCAATTACACCTAGTGATGTATCATTAATGATTCCAGCATATCCTTGGATTTCTGGATATTATTATTCTATGTATGATGATATTGATCCATTATTATCCACTAAAAACTTTTTTGTTTACGTATTTGATGGGTCTTATTATTATGTATTCAAGTGTCTTTATAATAATAATGGCGCTGCATCAATTTATCAACCTAATTTTGCTGATGCCCCAACATATTTAACTAATTCTTCTACATATTATCAAACTGCTGACGGATATCAGTGGAAATACATGTATAAATTCCCTGCAGCGACTTATAATAAATTCGCTACCACTGGATTTATTCCAGTTGTTCCAGATGCAAATGTGACTAGTACAGCAATTCCTGGTGCAGTTGATGTAATTGTGCCTGTAGATGCTAATGGAAATATCACTCAATACACAGGATCTGGATATAATAACTATTATTCATCTACATTTTATTCAGGAGCAGTAATTAATACTACGACTCCTCTTGCTACATTGAATTCTGACGCATCAAAAAGCAATAATTTCTATAATGGGTGTTATCTTTATATTACAAGCGGGACAGGTGCAGGAACATATAAGCAAGTAACTGGCCATGTTTCAAATAGTTCAGGAATATTCGTTACTTTAGATTCACAATTTCCTGCAACACCCGACAATACAACATCTTTCTTGATTGCACCTGCTGTTGTTATTCTTAATAGCAGCGATCAAGTAGTTAACGTTGCTGCAATTGCTTTAGTTTCTAACACAACAGGTAATAGTATCTATCAAGTGCAAGTATTGAATAGAGGTGCTAACGTGTTTGCTGCTGCAGCTTATATCAATGCATCACCTCAAGTAGGTATTACAAATACAGCGACCATTCGTGTTATTGCAGGTCCTAAGGGTGGGCATGGATCAAACGTTGCAGCTGAACTATATGCTTCAGCTGTTGGCATATCAACCACATTCTCCAACACTGAAAGTAATACTATTCCAACAGTAAACGATTATCAAACAGTTGGAATCATTGCAAATCCACTATTCGCAAATGTTATTTTTAGTACAAATAATTCTGTGGGTACATTCATTTCTGGCGAAACTGTAACCCAAACTCTTGCTAATGTCATTTCAACTGCTGTTGTTACTGTGACAAGCCCACTTCAAGTAACTAATGCGTCAGGTACGTTTGCTACATCAACAAATGTATCATCTGGATTGATTGTAGGATCTATATCAGGTGCTACTGCACAAATTACAGGTATTCAAATTAGTGGTCAGGCAAAAGGGTTCAGGACATTTAGTCAACTCTATGCTTATAATGGATATTACAACGGTACGCCATTTACAACTAATGAAATTGTGTATCAAGCTAATATTGCTGTATCTAATGCCATTTTTTATGCAAATAATACTACGGGAACTATTGCTTATGTTTCACAGAAATTAGGTCCCATTTATACAGGTAACACCTTAACTAATAATAGTGGCTACACATTCACTATAAATACAAAAACGATGCCGGACCTAGTGCCTGAAAGTGGTGATTTAATCTTTATTGAGAACTTCAGCGCAGTGAATAGATCCAATACCCAATCTGAAACGATTAAACTAATAATGCAATTCTAGAGGATTACGAATGCCAATTCAAACTAATCTTTCAGTATCTCCTTACTTTGACGATTTTAATGAACAGAAGCAGTATTATCAAGTACTATTCAAGCCAGGTGTGGCTCTTCAGACTCGTGAATTAAACGTACTTCAAAGTATTTTTCAAAATCAGATTGAAAGATTCGGTGATAATATTTTCACTAAGGGTTCTATTATTTCTGGATGTAATTTCCAGTACTATTCAAACTATCCTTATGTAAAAATTCTTGATACACAGGTTGACGGTGCACCCGTTTCACCTACAAGTTACGTGGGATTATATGCAACAAGTGCATCTAAAAATCTTGTTTCTACAATTGTCGCTGCAAATACAGGCTATGTATCACAAGCACCTTATTTGAATACTATGTTTGTTCGTTATACTAATTCAGGTAATACAGGTCTTGAAACTGTTTATCAACAAAATGATGTTCTAACAATTTATGATGCAAATAATAGTATCTTCCAAGTCAATGTTCCTGTAGGCGGAACAGGTGGTGGATTTGCTAATACAGATTCAATGGTATTCTTATCTGCATTGAATATCACTAATACTTCTGCAAACATTACAACTATTGCTGCAGCGATTGCTAATGGATATACTATTACAGATCCTGTATCAAGCGCTCGTGCTATTATTACAGATGTAAACACAATTGCTATTGCAAATACACTAGTTATCAAGATTAAGCCATACCAAGCAGATTTGACTACAAGTTCAACAACAGCCAATGCATGGACATTCAATACAGGTAATACAATTCAAATTTATAATGGTGCATCACTCGCATCAACTGTTACGGTCAATACTATTATTGGATTTTCTGCAAATGCCGTTCCTGTTACAGATGGTACAGGAAAGCTAATTTCTGCTATTATGATAGCACAAGGAAATGGTTATGTTGTCGCACCATACACGACAGTTAAAACTGCAAATGCTTCTGCAAATATCGGATCATTAACTTCTAATGTTTCGGCAATTACAGCTCAAAACTACAAGTGTCAAGTAACTGTTGCTAACAATGCTGCTGCAGGATCGTCTACTCCTGCAGGTATGGGATATGCATTTGGTGTTACAGAAGGTATTATCTATCAAAAAGGATATTTCCTTAAGGTAAATCCACAAACTGTAATTGTAAGCAGCTATTCAAGTGCACCAGATCAAGTTGTAGTAGGGTTCAATACATCAGAATCTATCATCAATAGCAATATTGATACATCACTACTAGATAATGCAACAGGAACTCTTAATACGTTAGCTCCAGGTGCAGATCGTCTACAATTAACACCTACGCTAACTGTTCTTTCTGCTACAACAGCAGCTGCAAATACAACATTCTTCCCAATTACGGCTTTCTCAAAAGGAATGCCTTATCTGCAGAATCAACAAACACAATATAGTGTTATTGGTGATTCTATAGCACAAAGAACTTATGCTGCTGCAGGAAATTTCGTACTTGACCCGTTCTTACTTTCTACAAAAACGGCAAACCTTGATAGTACAACAAGTTCTGCATCACAAGCAAACTCATTCATTGTAGCTATTGATCCTGGTGAAGCATATATTTCTGGGTATCGTATTAAAACAAATGCAAATTATTATTTGAAGGTTGATCAAGGTATTGACACATCAAATGCTGCAACAAGCTTAAATTTAAATTATGGAAATTTCATTACAGTTAATGAAATGGGCGGCGTGTTCAATTATACTACAGGTGATTTTGTTACATTTTATGATACTGCAAAGCAATTCCTTACAAATTCAACCCACTATTCAACAGGTAATACAACACCTGCAGGCACACCTTTAGGTACTGCACGTATTCGCTCAATGGTTCCACTTACAGGCAGCCCAGGTACTCCAACATATCAATCTAGATTATATCTATTTGATATCAACATGTTCCCTGGAAAAAATATTCAAAATGCCAAAAGTGTTGCGTACAGCAATAACTTCAATGGTATCGCTGATATTGTTCTTACAAACTTCCCATCATTGAATGCAAACCTAGCAGCTGTACAAAACGCTGCAACATCTACAATGATCTTCCCGCATGGTGTTAGATCTACGAATGCTACGAGTAATATTAATTTTACTTACAAAGGCTTATTCACAGGCGGAACTGGTGCACAAGGTAACGTTACTATCAATTCAGGCACCGGTATTGTCAGTATGCAGTTGGGGTCTCATATCTTCCCATATGGTAACGGTGTTACATTATCAGATGCTCAGTTAACTTTACTAGATTTAGTTTTCCATGCGTCAAATGCACAAGCAACTACAAATACAGCTGGTCTTGGGTTTATAACAACTTCTGGGTCAAATACACTAACTGTTAATGGAACCTCTATTTCAGGCGGATATTATGCAAGCTTAGTTAACGCAGGTGATTATCTTAAGATTTTCACATCAGCAGGTGGTGAAATTAAGCGTGTAACTTCTGTTGTGAATGCTACTGCAATTCAAGTTGATACTAATATTACAACATCAAACAGCACAGCTAATGTTGTAACATTCTTCCCACAAAATGTTCCTATTCAGTTAAATGGTCGTCTTTCAGGAGATCGTACAGCCAACATATCTTCAAATGGATCTTTACTTACAATTTCATTAGGTAAGCCTATTACGTTTGCTACTACAGCAAATGCTACATTGATGACTTCTGTTACAGCTATAAATCAGTCAGTAACGAATAAAACAGCTAATAGAGATACAACAGTTATCCTCAATATTTCAAATTCTACGTTTGGAAATACTGGACCTTGGGCACTAGGTGTACCTGACATCTTCCGCTTAAAGAAAGTGTATAAAGATGTAAATACAAACATTATTGCTTCTGGTACTATAGTTGGAGCAAATGTTGCAAGTTCTGTGCCATCAACATGGGTAGATGTTACAAATCAATTTTATATTGATCATAAGCAAAACCTAGATTATTATGACTTAGGTTATTTGACATTAAAGCCACTATCAACTTTAGCAATCAATAATGGCGATGCTTTAGTAGTACAGTTTGATAACTTTACTGTATCAGGTTCTGCTGGCATCTTTACTAAATCATCTTATGCTGCCAATGATCAATTAACAACCTCTAATTTGACTTCAACAGTATCCACAAACATTCATACACATGAAATTCCTGAGTTAACAGATTCTAAAGGTAGAAACTACGATCTAATTGATCATGTTGATTTTAGAACAATCATTTCAAATACTGCAACTGCAAACACTAAGGGTAATACATCGCTATCAACTGTCAATCCAATTGACTATGGTACTTTAACCTCTTATCTAGAAAGCAATGCAACCTATACCTCTACTAACACATATGTTATGCAAATCACAAATACTGCATCTATCAAGGTTGGTATGGGTGTAAATACTCCACAAGCAGGTGCATGGCCCGCAGGAACTAAAGTTAACGGAATTATCAATTCATCTGCTGTTAATACAACATCTGCTGCTACTGCAAGTAATACACAAGTTCCTGTATACTTTACAGGTGATACTGTAAAATACTCATCACTTACTGCAACAACTTTCCCCATTGATGGTCAGCTTTATAATTCAACAGTTCAATACTATCAAGGTCGTGTTGACAGAATCGTAATTGATAAATCAGGTAAGATCAAAGCTCTTCGTGGTACACCTGGAAATGATAATCTATCACCACCACCTGAACCAAAAGATAACTTAACTATCAATCTATTGTATGTTCCTCCCTATCCTTCTGTTCCTCAGAAGAAAGATTCTAACTATATCAACATTATTGATAGAGGTATGGGTAGTCAAGTATATCAAATTCAAAGAGCAATTTCACACACTATTGCAGTTCCTGTGGTTCCTGATAGTCAAATTACAGTATTCCAGCCTGCAGCTTATACAATGAAGGATATTGCAACCCTTGAAAGAAGAATTGCTGCACTAGAATACAATGTTACACTTTCTAAGCTTGAAAAGTCTATTAGTAACTTAGCAATACCTTCATCTATAAATGGTGCAATCAATAGATTCAAATATGGATTCTTCTCTGATAACTTTACATCATCATCACAATCTGATTTACAGAATCCAGAATATAAAGCATCATTAATCAATAATGAAATTACTGCAAAACAAATTTTAAATAACTTAGAATTTTCATATAATGTGGCAAATTCTACAACAAATAGTTCTGTAACAGGATTATTCTTAACTTTACCATATACACAAACAATTTTAGTAACTCAAAACAATGCAACTAATGGTGCAATTTATATTCCTCCCACAGTGAACAATACTCCTACTGTTACTAGCACATCTGTTCCTGCGGGCACATTATTATCAACTTATTGTGGCGGAACAACAGGATTTGATCAATATGGAACTTATTCTGATGGAAAAGGTGGTTCATATACGCAGCTTATCAAAGCTAATAGTGTATCATGCGGATATACTCCACCACCTGCACCACCCAGTGTATATCATGGAACTCTTGTAAGTACACCTACATCATTCACACTAATTACAAAGAGTGACGTAGGAACAGGTGGATCAACAACTGCTAGTACAGGAACAAACTCAACAACAGGAACAGCAGCGCTTCCTGCAGCGCTACAGACTCAAGGATTTAATGTTGCCAGCGGATATGGTGGTGGAACATCATTAGCATATGACCGACTTGGTATCTTAAGCTTCACAAAATTCGTATAGGGACATATAATGCCTTTAACAACACCTAATATTCCACGTTTAACTAATTTATCTATACCTCGCTTGATGGACGGGGGATCTATAGGTACAGCTATTATTACTACACCTTCTGGCGTAGGCGGGTTACCCTCGGCTCCAACATCACCTAGCACAATTCAAACAACACTAGGTCAGGTAATCAATACATCATCTTCTACTATCAATACTCCTCAAATTACAACTTATTTTTCATCGTCACAGGCATTTGCATTATCAGCTTCTGGATTGAAACCATCAACTGTACACACATTTGCATTTGATGGTATTGATGTTACTACACAATGCCAACAAACGGGAACCCTAAAAAGCGGCGGATTGACAACTGATGCAACAGGTTCTATCAACTTTACGTTTTTCTATTCATCAGGATTGCCTACATCTTCAACAGATATTACAGCTTCGCAGGATTTGGTAAATAGACTTGCAGGGAAAAAGATTGGTGTAATATCAAATTCTGATGGATCATCTTCTGCAGCTGTTACAATAAATATTATTTCAGGAACTGTTGCAACATACACTCCGCCTGCAGCTGCTCCTGTAACGGTTGATTTGACTGGATTGACAACTACAACAAATAGCTCAGTAGGTGCTATTAACATAGGCGGCCTTGGTCTTGGCGGACTTAATTTAAATCTTGGCAATTTCGTCATTGGGATATAGGTAACAATGTATATTAAATCACAAACATTCTATATTGATCCTAATTCTGTTAATAATGCTGCTTCGGTATTTTTAACAAGTGTGGATATCTATGTAAACACAAAACCATCAGCAACAAACAATGCATCAGGATTATCTAATCCTGGTATTCGTGTTACAATCAGTGATACAGATTCAGTTGGTGCTCCTATATTTGGTAGCACATATCCTCAATCTAATGTGTTTTTACCATATGCTAACATTACGGCTGATCCAACAGGTGCTACATCAGCAACAACTTTTACATTTTCACAACCTATTCCTGTAACTACAGGTAAGCGATATTCTATCAATGTTCAAGCAGATGATGATGCATACACATTATGGTATGCAAAAAAGGATGATGCCGTTCTAGGCACATCTAGTAGTCCTTTCCCTGGATTCAGTGGAGGATATCAAGGTCAACTATTTGATTATGGAAATTCTGGAAATATCACTCCTATTCAAAACACACAACTAAAATATACAGTTAGAATTGCACAATTCACTGCAAATACTGCAACTTATGAAATTGTCAATAATGGGTTTGAATTTTTCTTTACAACAGGACAAAAGGGAACATTTTTAGGTGGAGAAATCGTATATCCTCTAACAGCTAATCTTTCAGGAACTGTTGCTTTTACAACAGGTAGTACAGTTATTACAGGTACAGGAACCTCTTTCTTAAGCACATTTGTCAATAATGCCTATATTGTTGTATACTCAAATACTTCAGTTACATTTGCTCGTAAGATCTCAAATATTGCTAATAACACTTCATTGACTGTAAGTGAAGCTATTCCTTATACTTCAAATGCTTCTACTACATTCTTTAAAGCACCTACAGGAAATGTGTACAATTTTGATCAGTCATCAAATACACTTATTTTGACAAACTCAAACGCAAATTCTTCTACATATTTTGCTAACTCATCATTATTTACAGCTACATTGACAAATGGTAGTAATCAATATACTTCTGTATCATCAACTACTAATTTGTTTGTTGGTCAGCCTGTATGGGCAAACGTTAGTGGAGTGCAGCCAGGTACAACAATCACAGCTATTGGTACAACTACTGTAAATGTTTCTACCAATTGGTCAAATGCAGGTGTTACAGGTTCATCAGTAGCAGCAACAAACGTTTATGCATCTACACCAATTGTCGGCGGCGTATCTGGGGCTAACGCATACATTGGATCTATCTTCGTTTGGCCAATCAATCAGTTTGAACCTGAAATTGGTATTAACGTACCTCCTGGCGGAAATGCATCATTAACTTATTCATTTGCATCCGCTAATTCATCAGTAGGATTTTATATGCCTGCATTCCTTGGAGTGACAAATAACACAAAGAAAGCAATTACTGAATATAACGCCTATATTCTTTCAAGGTCAATTGAACAAAACCAAGCTACATCATATTTGTATGGCTCTGCATATGGATTAAACAAGTCTGGTGTTATCAAAACTACACTAACACAAGATTCAAATACAGGTAATATCTATACTAGCCCATACATATTTGCTGAAAAGCTTGATATTTTTGCGGGTATTACTACTATCAATAATGATGCTACTAATGAAAATACAAACTATGGAAATGCTGCAGCTAAGCATATTACACAAAAAATATCATTTGATCCCACGTATTCAGCTCAAGATCTACTAGTTCAAGCAATCGCTTATGTTCCTGCAGGTACACAACTACTAGCATACGCCAAGCTTTACAACTCAAAAGATTCTGACATATTCACAACAAAGCAATGGACTGCATTAATACCTGCAGTAGGTAATACAGTTAGTAATACTACTGCTGTTAGTACTGCACAATCTAATACATACGTTCAATTGAGTTGGGGAATCCCAAATCAGCCATTAGTTTCATATACAGCAAATGGCACAGTGTCTGTTGCATCATCTTCAACATCAGGCTCAGTTGTTACAGGTTCAAATACAAATTTTGGTACAGAAATTCTTGTTAATGATGTTGTAAGAATATGGAATCCTCTTTCACCTGCAGTATATGCTGTTGCAGTAGTAAACTCTATTGCAAGTAACGTATCACTCACATTGAATACACCCATTTCAAATACAAGCATTACACAACCAGGATTCCAAATTGATAAGGTTTCAAATCCATATCAAGCATTCACAAATCCACAAAATTACAATGTTGTTCGTTATTACAATTCAACTCTAACTGAGTTTGATACTTATGATACTATGCAAGTGAAGATGGTCATGCTTTCTAATAGTAGTAGCACGACTCCTCGTATTGCTAGTTTAACTGCTGTTGGGTTAAGCTCATAATGGAACAAGAATTAGTACCTACAGATATCCCTGGATTATACAAAGATGTCAATACAGGTGTTGTTTTGAATAAGAATTATACCGAACTTCAACAATATATGGCTGAACGTGAAAAGTTTGTCAAACAAGAAGAACTAAATAAAAAGGTAGAGGATTTATCTTCTGCTGTTTCTGAAATAAAAGAAATGTTACTATTAATGGTAAAGAGCAACAATGGCCAATCCTAGTCAAGCTAACGTAACAATATCTACAATGACTTTCAATGATTGGGTTTCTATAACCAATCAGTTAGCCACTCAAATGGCTAATACAGTTGTTACGGCAAATACCACTTTGGGTATCACTGCAGGTAATGCTTATGTGAATGGAATTTTTTCTGCTAATACTTTAGCGGTTATACAAGGTCTTCGTGGAGGTAATAATAGCGCTTCAAATACTCTTCCAATATCTTCAGATTTTCTTGTAAATGCTGTTGCAAACTTTACAGGTATCAAAGTTTCTCTTGCAACATCTGCTGCAGGTCAGACCTTGGATTCATTCACTACAACTACACTTCGCACTGCAAAATATATTATTCAGATTTCAAACAATTCAACTGGATACCAATCGTCTGAAATTTTACTCTTACAAGATGGGACAAATGCATATATCACTGAATATGCTCAATTGAACAATGGATCACAATTGGGTGTGTTTTCAGCAACAGTATCAGCAGGTACTGTAAGTCTTCTTGTGTCTCCTAATACATCTACAGCATCTGCATCCGTGGTAAATATACAGCGTACAGCATTAACTGTCTAAGGTAGAATAACATGGCAGCAAAAGCAAACATTGTTATTGATCAAGGGACAACATTCAATACCCAGTTGAATCTGACCAATAATAATGGACAACCTTTAGATCTAACAGGGTCTAAAGCAGAAGCACAAATTCGTAAATGGTATACTTCATCTAATGTTGTTAGCTTTTCTGCATCTATTCCTCAACCTAACAATGGTGTTATTTTATTATCTTTAGATGCAAATACTTCAGCAAATCTAGCTTACGGTCGTTATGTATATGATGTAATTACAGTAACTACAACAGGTGTTGTTACTCGTATAGTTGAAGGAATCCTAACGGTAACCCCAGAAGTAACTACGGTCGTATACTAATGTCAAACACAGGCTTTAATGTTGTTGTAACAGGTCCATATAACACTACAGCTCCTAATATTACAATTAAAAATGATGCATTGCTTGCAGGTCAACTATCTGGACCTACTCAATTGAAACAGTTGACTGATGTTGTAATAGCTGATACGACTAGTGGTGACACACTAGTTTATAATAGTACAAATCAAACCTTCGTTTTGCAATCTGCGAATAACCTAAATATAACCAATATTGACGGCGGAGGATTCTAATGGCCAATACGATTCTACAGATTCGCAGAAGTACAACAGCAGCTAACCCAGGTACTACATTAGCCAACGGCGAACTTGCATATTCATACAATTCAAACTCATTATATATTGGTGCACAAGCCGGTGTTGGGACTGCAGGATTTGCTATTGGTGGAGTCAAGTATGGGTACCTAAACAACCTTTCTACACCTGGTATTCTAGCAGCAAACGCAACAATTGTTACAGATGCAAACTCATTCGTAAACAATGTGTATACAACAGGCTTACTTGTTTATGTACAGTCTAATACAACATTAACAAATTCTATTTTCCTTGCAAATTCTACTGCAGTATCAATCAATAACGTTCCATTATTTGCTAATGGTGGTGCAGGCTCTAGCGCTCAAGTTCTTACATCAAATGGAGCCACAGGTTCACCGTATTGGTCAACGGTTACTTCTGGAACATCAGGTGTAGGTTCAGCAGGTTCTGGACAAGTGATTTTCGCCGATGGTACTGCTCCAAATGGTACTGCAGGATTTACCTTCACAAAAACAACAAATAACGTCACTATCGGAAATACATTAACTATTGGTACTTCTGTTACTAATTCAACAAGCTTTGCTGTTGGCACTATTGGTGCAGCCTCCAATGGTACATTAATTACACAAAACTTAATTCAGGTAGGTAATACATCAGTATATTCTAACGTAGCACCAGGTGCGGTCTTCACCACTGCAAACGTTGTTACACCTATACTTTATGGTAACGTAGTTGCTACTGTTGTAAATGCTTCAGCAAATATGGGTGTTGGCACGATTGGTGCAGCATCTAACGGTACATTAATTACAACCAACTTAATTCAGGTAGGTAACACCACAGTTTATTCTAACGTTATTCCTGGTGCAGTATATACTACAGCAAACGTTGTTACACCTACACTTTATGGTAACGTAGTTGCCACTGTTGTAAATGCTTCAGCAAACGTTGGTGTTGGTACGATTGGGGTAGCATCAAATGGTACATTAATTACACAAAACTTAATCCAAGTGGGTAATACTACAGTTTACTCTAATGTCACTCCTGGTGCGGTTTATGCAACAGCAAATGTCACAGCACCATTACATTATGGTAACGTAGTTGCCACTGTTGTAAATGCTTCAGCAAACGTAGGTGTTGGCACTATTGGTGCAGCATCTAACGGTACATTAATTACAACCAACTTAATTCAGGTAGGTAATACTACTGTTTACTCTAATGTCACTCCTGGTGCGGTTTATTCTACTTCAAACGTTGTTACTGTTAACGTATATGCTACAACAGTTAATGCTACAGCAAACGTGCAAACAGCTACACTATTCGGTAACGTTGTTGCAACAGTCGTCAATGCTTCAGCAAACGTAGGTGTTGGCACTATTGGTGCAGCATCTAACGGTACATTAATCACTAACAATTTAATCCAAATAGGTAATACTACTGTTTACTCTAACGTTATTCCTGGTGCAGTATATACTACAGCAAATGTTACATCACCCACGTTTTATGGTAACGTAGTTGCTACTGTTGTAAATGCTTCAGCAAATATGGGTGTTGGCACGATTGGTGCAGCATCTAACGGTACATTAATCACTAACAATTTAATCCAAATAGGTAATACTACTGTTTACTCTAATGTCACTCCTGGTGCGGTTTATTCTACTTCAAACGTTGTTACTGTTAACGTATATGCTACAACAATCACTGCAACAAACGCTGTTATTACAGGTAACCTAACAGTAACAGGCACTCTATCAACTATTGATACAGTAAGCTTAGTCATTAAGGATAACCTCATTGGTCTTGCTGATCAAAATAGTCCAAACTATGTTTCAGCAAACGGGTACGCTCCTCAGGTAATAGCAGATTCTGTTGACTTTGGATTAATCGGTAGTGCACCTGTTCAGACACAAACAAACTATTCGACTAGTGTTAATTTTAACGGGACAACAACAGTCGCTATCGGATCAAATACTAACTTCTATCCTGGTCAGCTAGTAACAGGAACATTTATTCCTGCAAATACTTATATCACGGCAACAACATCTACTACTTTAACAATTTCTAATCCTGCTTCAGGATCAGGTGCTGGTACTATCAATGCATACTATACAGCATTCTATGGTATGGCACGTATTCAATCAACAAATAATTTTACTTTCTTTGTATCAAATACCCAAATTTCTTCACCATCTACACCTGCAAACAACTTCCCCTTCCAAACAACAGTCGGTGCAGCATCACAAACCTTGATGCCATTATCATTCCTTGGTGTTAACTCAACATCAACGGGTGTAACGATTGCAGCCAATTCTACAGTCAATGTAAATATCACTGCAAACACATTAACTCTTGCATCCGCTCTTGGAGCAGGTTCAGGTGGTACAGGATTAAATACACTTACAGCTGGTGCAGTTCTTTATGGTAACGGTACGAGTGCTGTTGGATTAGCAGCAGTTGGTGCTAACGGAACTGTTCTTCAAATCTTGAACAACATACCTGCCTTCGGCGGAGTCGATGGCGGAACATTCTAATTGAGGTAATCATGGAAACTGAATTTATTAATGTTTATATTGAAAGACAAAAAAACGTCATTACAGATTTTCAAAGTAAAGTGATTTTACTTGAAACGAATATGCAGTTCAAAGAACAAGCTATTGAAGTGTTAAATAATAAAACTGCAGAGCTTACAGCAGAAGTTGAAAACCTTCAATCTTCTTTAACTGAAGCATCTAATTCTGCTGAGTTTTTTCAAAAGACCCTAGCTGATTTTGAACATAAATATAAAGACAACGAGATTTCATATAAATCTCGTATCAACGATCTTCTAGAAGAAATTGAAAGTTTAAATGGTGTTATTACATCATTGAAAGCAACTCCTTCCAGAAGACGCTAATACTTTAACCCTCCGTATATACGGATTGATAAAGGGAGCCAACATTGGCTAATACGATCATACAGGTGTTCCGCACCTCGACTGCGGGTAGACAGCCTAACACTACATCATCAGGTAATAGCCAGTATATTCCTGCTGGCGGATTTGCCTTGAATATGGCTGATCAGATTTTGTATACCAGTGATGGTACAAATTTGATCATAGTGGGCTCAAATGGTACATCTAAACAGGTCGCTTCTGGTGGTGCAAATTCCTTTGTCGCTAACTCAACAGGTGTATATCTCAGCCAGGCAAGTGGCGCAGTTCCTCTTTTTGCTAACGGTTCAGCAGGTACCAACGGGTATGTACTAACCGCAAACAGCGGGGGATCACCTTATTGGGCTGTATCATCATCTGGACTTACAGGAGCACAGATCGCAGCTAACAACTGGACCTTCACCAATAACATTTCTTTTGCCAATACAATTACAGCAAATGGCGGTGTCGGCACAGCAACATATGTATTAACATCAGGCGGTGCAGGTCAAAACGTATATTGGGCAGTTGCAGGTGGTGGCGGCGGAGGTTCTGTCAATACAGCCAACCAATATATCTTTACAAACACTATTACATTCCAAGCCAATGTTCTTGTCGGCGGAAATTCAACATCACAGATAATAGTTGGAAATTCTACACAAAACAGTGTCATAGGTTACAATTCTACAGATTTTTCACCAGCAGAGTTTGCAGCAAATGCTAATAACTTCATTGCCGTTTATGTAAGAAATGCTAACACAGGTAACAATGCCTCAGCTGACTTCTCAGTATATAATGATTCTTTTAGCGGAACTGCAGATAAATGGATTGATATTGGGATTAATGGATCAGGATTTAATCAGTCTACCTGGACTATCAATGGTGCAAATGATACCTATGTATTTGCAGGCAATAGCAATCTAGCCGTAGGTGCTAATGGTACAAACTATGTAAATTTCTTTACAGGCGGTACGTTATTAGTCAATGAAAGAATGCGTATTGATGCTGGCGGTAACGTTAACATCGGCAATACTTCAACCACGGGCACCCAATCATTAACTATTGGTAACTCATCAGTTGCGATAGTTGCTAATTCAACTACAATCAAAGGTGTCGGACAACAGAACACTACAATCACATCAAATGGTTATGTTACTACATTTGATTACAATGGTAACATACTAGCACAAAGTTTAATTCAAAACAGATATTCCGGACAAATGTACGCATTACAGTCTGGATTCGGATTATTATAAGGAAATAAATTATGGCAGGAAATCAGTCACCCATTTTCTCTCGTGTTGGAGACGTTCAAGGCTCTGTACTAATGTTAAACCCTGTGGGCACCACCGGTGCGGGTTATACAGGTTTAGATGCTAACACATATAGCATTTATTCAGCGGATCCTACTAACGGCGGGTTTGTTCAAAGGATACGTCTTAAATCAAACAACACTAATCCTGCAAACGTCGTTCGTTTTTGGATGTGTAATGCTAACGGAGACTATGCAACAACTACTACAGCCCCACAAACTCCTACAGCAACTATTTCAGCTACATCTGGTACAATGACTCCAGGCACATATTACATGAAGGTTCAAGCTCTTGATGCTTATGGCCAGCCAGGATCATTTTCATCAGAAATTTCAAACACTGTACCTTCAACAGGTAACAATATTGTTTGGGGCTGGTCTGCTCCTGCTACAGTAACTCAGGGTGTTTCAGGATACCGTTTGGCTATCGGTGTTGCTGCCAACCAGGAGCAATTTGTTATTGCTAACGTAACAGGCACGTCTTATACTCAAAACACAACTTTCTTTACAGGTCAGTTAGGCAACCAAGTTGGCCAGTTTACTGGATATATAGGAAACTCTTCAGCAACCTTCACTACATCATTATTACTTAATACTACACTCATTGGTGAAGTTTCTATTCCTGCATTTACAGCATCAGCAACTGCTGCTACTGCTGATGTTGATTATCCACTTAACATTGCTGTACCTCCTGGTTATAGAATTATAGCAGGTCTTGGTACTACTACGGCTAACGGTATTTTTGCTACGGCTATTGCAGGTAAGTACTAATGCTTGATTTTTTTCATATTGCCCAAAACCAAAAGGGTGTGGATCAACAATTTTTTTACGGCAATTCTCCAGTAGCTGGTGCTAACTGGGTAGCTTGGGTAAAACCAAGGGGTGTTAACTACGTACACTTCTTTATGTTAGGTGGTGGAGCAGGCGGCGGATCTGGAGTTTGTGGTGCTGCATCAACAGCAGCTGGCGGCTCTGGTGGAGGATCTTCAGCTCAGTATTCAATGATTTTTCCTGCTTGGGCACTTCCTGATATTCTTTTTATGTCAGTAGGTACAGGTGGTGCGGGTGGTATTGGTACTGCATCAACAGCAGCTGCTGGTGCATCAGGAATTGCTTCTTATATTTCTATTGCTCAAAATAATACTGCTGCAAACCTTTTTGGAATTTGTAATGGTGGGTCAGCAGGTACAGCTGCATCAGGTGCAACAGCTGGTGGTACAGGAGCTGGCGGCACGGCTTCAGCAGCAACTGCAGCTCCACTATCAGGTATGGGATCTGTTGCAGCTGCAGTAACTTCAGGTAATATTACATTAGTTGGTCAAACATCTTCTATAGGTGGTACTACTGCTGCAGCAGCTGCTCTTGCTATTCCAGCAACAGGATTACTTGTTACGGGAGGCCCTGGTGGAGGCGGATTACCTGCAGCAGCTTCAGTCGGTACGGCTGGGGGTAACATCACAGGAGCTGGAGTAATTCCAACAAATCTTGGTGGACCTGCCACAGCATCTGCTACAGTTTCTGGAAATGCTGGATCAGGCGGAGGACAATTTGTTCCTAAGCTATTATTCTTTTTAGGCGGTGCAGGTGGTGGATCTACTGGCACAACTACAACTACTGGTCTATTAGGTGGTTATGGAGGAAATGGCTGGTTTGGCTGCGGTGGAGGTGGCGGCGGGGGCGCTTTGACAGGCACTAGCTGTCTTGGTGGAAATGGCGGCAGAGGCGGTGATGGTATTATTATAGCGACAGCATGGTAAAATGAATATATCAGGCACTTTACTCAGTAGCGTTAATTTAAGTTCTATCGTAATTTTATCTGCTAATTTAAATTTCGCTACAACAACATATACCGTTAGCGGTACAACATACGGATCATTATCAGCTGTTCCTGGGTGGTCGTTTTCCAATTTTACAGGTGGTTATAGTTTAGATGGCACGCAAGCTTTTGCAGCGGGGGCACCTCGTATAAATTCATCTGGTCTACTGGTTGAAGCAGCGAGCACAAACCTTTGTTTCCCGTCACCCAACATGAACACAGGGTGGTCGCTCTTTAATGCGACCATCAACGGCACAGCAACTGCTCCCGATGGAACAAATACAGCTACTTCTTTAACAATGTTAGCTAATGGTGCAATATATCTTGGAGGATTTCCTCTTACCAATGGAACTACCTATACAATGTCTTGTTGGGTTAAGTGGTTGGGTACTGGCTCATCTACTGGATGTTTAGTTGCTAATCCTGATGCAGGAACTGGAACTACTTTTACTACAACAACATCTTGGGTTCGCTATACAAGAACATTTACTGCAACAGGTAATAATAACATTGGATTTAATGCCAATCCTTCTGCAGCTGGTGATTTTATTGTTTGGGGTTTCCAAATTGAAGTTGGCACTATTGCAACTTCTTTAGTTTCTACTAAGACCGCAGCTGCTACTCGTGCCTCTGATGTAGCATCTTTAACTTATAGTGGCACTCCAACTTCTATTACAGTAAATTATACTGGAGGATCTGCTAGTGTTACATTAGGATCTCCAATAAATCTGGGTGCATCGTCTGGTGGAGCTTGGCTTAATCAAAACATCACATCTGTGGTAGTTCAGTAATATATAAATAAAAAGATATTACTGGGGAAAGGGAACCAGATGGCTACTACAAATAATGCTTTTGTTGTCAAAAATGGTCTTGTTGTTAATGGAAACCTAATCACTGCCAATAATGGGCAGGTAGGTATTAATAACGCTTCTCCTGATGCTAACGTTACTATTACAGGCACAGCAAATGTGCAGGGTAACGCAGTCATTACAGGTACAGCAGCAACAGGTAATTTAACTGTAACAGGCTTTGTTAATGCTACTACAGTTAACGCTTCTGCTAATGTTATTACAGTAAATGTTTACGCTACAACAATTAATGCAACCGCTAACGTACAAACTAATAGCGTATTTGCTACTAACGTATCTGCAACAACAGTTACTGCAAATCTTGTAGCTACTCAAATCAACTCAGTCTCAATTAGTGTAACAGGTGGCGCTAACGTCGGCGGCATCATGAATGTTGTAGGTAATGCTTACTTTGGTGGAGCAAACGTTTATATTGCAGGAAATCTAGTTGTCAGTGGAACCACAACTTCAGTAGGTACCTCAGTATCAACAGGTAGCTTTATTCCTGGAACAAATGCAACATACACTCTTGGAACCTCTGCAAATACTTGGTTAGGTATATACGGTGTAACAACATATTCTAACGTATTCTCTGGTAACGTTGCAAACCTAGGTGCAAATTTAACAGTAGGTACAATTGGTGCAACTAATGGAGCACTAATTACAAATACATCTATTGTAATCGGCAATGGCTCTGTTAACGCAGCAATCAATTCTACTTCTTATACTGGATTTGCAAACCTACAGGCTTATGTGGTAAACACATCTGCTGCATTCACTTTAGCAGGTATTCAAACATATAGTGCTCAAACAAACTTCAATGCTAACGTAGCATTTGGTACATCAACATTTTTATATGCCAATGGTGTATTAGGTGCTAGCCAGGTATTGACTTCAAATGCAACAGGTGGTGTATACTGGTCAACTGTTGTTTCATCAGGTGGATCCGTAACATCAATTACGGCAGGTAATGGATTAACAGCGACTGCAGCTAATCCTATTGTAAGTTCAGGAACTATTACAGCAGTTGCAGCAAACGGCATTACAGTCACAGCTGCTGGTATCAACGTTAATGGAAGTGCTAGTATCGTTTCAAATACTACAGGAACTTGGGCTAATCTCAATTATATTGCAGCACAGAATATTGGTGCAGCAGCTAATGCAACAAATGGATTAGGTATTAGCGGCATTGCTTCTAATGCAAACACTCTTCTAACATATACTTGGAATGCTCCTGGAGCTATTGGTGCTACAACAGCAAATACGGGTGCTTTCACTCAATTAACCTCAGCCAATTTGACTACATCAACAAACGTAGTTACTATTGGAACTGGAACATATTTTGTTTCAAATGGAAACATAGGTGTAAATTCGTCTACACCATCTAATACTCTTTATGTTGTAGGTACAGGATATATTAGCGGAAACACTATAGTTGGTGGAAATTTCTCATCAGCTAACGTAACAGCATCAGGTCAGTTTATTGGACCAGCTACGGGATTGACGGGTACTGCTTCTTCTTTAAGTGTGAACAATGCGGCATATCTCGGCGGCACCATTGCATCTTCATATTTAACAACAAGTTCAACATATTCAGGTACATTAACATCATCTCAAGTGACAACTGCACTTACATATACGCCATATAATTCAACTAATCCTGCTGGTTATGTAAACTCAACATCTGGAACAGCTGGTACTGCAAACAATGCATTATATCTTGGCGGAACAATTGCATCTTCATATTATACTACATCAAATCCCAGTAGCTTTGCTAATTCAACAAATGGGTTTGGTATAAACGGAAATGCAACAAACATTACAGGAACATATGCTGGAACTATAACATCATCTCAAGTAACAACAGGTCTAGGATTTACACCATATAATGCAACCAATCCGGCCGCATTTGCCAATGCAACCAATGGTTCTGCTATTAATGGAGCAGCAGGTTCGGTATCTGGCGTTACATTGCAAGCAAGCCTAGGTACAGCAGGAAATCCACAATTCAATTCAATTGGTGTAGGCACCGCAGCAACGTCCGCTGCCGGTGAAATCCGTGCAACTAATAATGTCACAGGTTACTATTCATCAGATATACGTCTAAAAACTAACATAACAAATATAGCCAATGCTATGTTCAAAGTTAGCACTATTTCAGGTGTCGAGTTTGATTGGACTGATGAATATATTGAAGCTTCTGGTGGTGAAGATGGGTATTTTGTTCGCAAACATGATGTTGGTGTAATTGCTCAAGAAATTCAAAAAGTATTACCTGAGGTAGTCGGCGAAAGAGATAATGGCATACTTGCAGTTAAGTATGAAAGAATTGTACCCTTACTAATTGAAGCTATCAAAGAACTCAAAGCAGAAATTGACGAATTAAAAGCTAAGGTGAAGTAATGACACTCAATGCTTCAGGTCAGATAAGTCTTGCTGGAACAACTGCTGGTCAGTCTATTGAATTAGAACTTGGTGGAACGGGTACTACTCAGATTTCATTAAATGATACCAATGTTAGAACTTTATCTGGAACAGCTGCTGGCACCCAAGTTTCGTTTTCTACATTTTATGGTAAAAGCAATTTTACTGCATTTACTGAATATGTTACTGGGTCAAGTAATAAAGTTGCGCCATCCGGCGCAACTAATGTAACTATATATTTGTGGGGTGGAGGAGGAGGTGGTTTTGATGCTGCTACCGGATCTGGCGCCGGCGGCGGCGGAGGAGCTTTTGTAAGACATACTATGGCTGTAACAGGCGGAACTACTACATTTGCATATGTTGTTGGTGCAGCAGGAACTGCTAGTGCTTCAGGATTAGGAATTGCTGGAGGACCTGGTGGAGATACAACCATAAGAACAGCAGCAACATTAACTGCAGCCGGCGGCGGTGGAGGAATTTCTACAACTGTATTTGGTTCAGGAGGTGTTGCTACAGGCGGAAATGTAAGCAATACTAATGGTTCTAACGGTTCACTTGGTCCTACGAGAACTGGCGGCGCGGCAGGCGGTACTGCAGTTTCAGTCACAGCTACTGTTCCTACAACATTAACATTTCAAGGCGGGGCAGCAGATACAGGCGGTGGTCCGTTTTTATATGGTGGCGGCGGCAAGGGCGGTGCGGGCGGTGCTGGTGCCACCGGTGGCGGCCAAGGTGCCATCGTTTTCGCTTGGACATAAATATACTGAATACCTAGGGAGAGTTAAATGGCAATTCCAGCTACTAGAGCAGATTTCAAGAAGTATTGCCTAAGACGTATTGGTGCACCTGTCATTGATATCAACGTAGATGATGATCAGGTAGAAGATCGTATTGACGAAGCCCTAACCTTTTTCTGGGATTATCACTTTGAAGGTGCTGAAAAGACTTACTACAAGTATCAAATCCAAGCTGCTGATATTACAAACAAGTATATCACACTACCTTCTAATATCATCGGTGCTGTAAATATCTTCCCAGTAGGTGAGTCTTTATCATCTAATAACCTATTCAATATTCGTTATCAGATTACATTAAATGATCTGTATGACCTGACTGCAACTACAATGGTTCCATATTATCTAGCTATGCAACACATTCAGTTTCTAGAGCAACTTCTTGTTGGTCAGCAGCCTCTACGCTTCAATCGTTACACAAACATTCTTCACCTAGATATGGCTTGGGATATTACATACCCAGGACAGTTTTTGATCGTAGAAGCATATCAAGTTATTGATCCTA